GCTTGGCGAGCTCGCTCTTGCCCGATCGGCGACCTGCCTCAACGACGATGAATCGCGCGCTCGAGGTGAACGCGGCAGCTTGCTTTGGGTGATAGCGCAGGGGCTTCCAGCGCGCGGGCAGCAGGTTCGGCTGCACTACTTTTGACGCCGCCGATCAAGCTCGCGCCAAAGCTCAATAAGCGTGCGCAGGATCAGAAACAGCGTCGAAATGTCCAACGCCTGTGTTTCGTCGGCCTTGTATTCCTGAAGCGAGATCTCAGCGCGGATCTCTTCTTCGGTCATTTTGGACAGGTCTTTCATGGATTGTGCCTCGCGTTGATGACCGCGAACATTTCATGCACCGTGCGCATCGCGGCTGCGGTCACGGTCGGATCTTGCGAAGTGCCAGACGCGATCGAAGTGATGAGACGATCAATCTCTTCAAACAACTGAGCGTCGGTCCAAGTGTTGTAGTCTTCCACTAGCTCGGCTCCTTCGGGATCGTGTCGTTGACGAACTGGGCAGCGGCGCGCAGCCGGTTCACCATGTCGCGCGCCTCGTTGGAGGTGATCGGGGCTTCACGCTTGGCCCAACGCTCGGGCCAGCGGCGCTCGAGCATCCAAGCGCACGCGGTCCACTGGTCGTCGGTGTGCCGCATGATCTTGCCGAGGAAGGTGCTCTCAGCGATGGCCTCGGCCTCTTTTATCAAGGACGCAAACTCAGGGTGACGCTTCTTGTGCGACTTCAGTGTTGAAGCAGCGACACCATTCGCTTCGGCTGCTCTTTGTGGATGTAGACCAAGCCTGATCGCCGCCAAAATGCGCTCGATCACCTCGTCGGTCATTTCACTTCGCGGTCTTGCCATGTTGCCTGAGAGCGTTCCTTGCCGCGTCGCGGCCTTCGTTGAGGATCTGGACTCGCATCCTATCACCCTCGCGGCGGTACTCGATCCACAGCGAGGAGATCCACTTGCGCAGCTGCGAGCTGCTCACGTCGAGCTTGGTTCCTTCAACATGCATCCAGTCGGTGTCGATTCGCGCGAGCCAGAAGAACTCGCGGCGGCGTTTGTGCTGACCGTCGAGAAGGTCGAGCAGGAAAGCCAGCTTGAGCGCATCTTTGTTCTCGGTCATTCAAGCTCCGTGATGATGATGTAGACGCCCTCGCTGGCCTTGTGCTCGGCGTACGACTTGCACGCGAGGATGTCCACGATGCGCCGATCGTCGGTCCAAACTACGTCGGTGAGCGCATCACCAATCGCGCGTATCAGCTTGTCGAGGTCGCCGACGTGGGTGTGCGGGTGCTTTGGCGCGTTGGCCTTGAGCCCTGCCTTGCCGTAGTGCGCGAGCGGACGGCGCACGCGGAAGTCGAGGTCGAGACGCACGGGCCCGTCAATGAGTTCATGGCCCCAGCCGTTTGCCAGCGCAGTTTCGGCCACATTGAAGCGCCAGCTTTTGAGTCGCTTGTTGGTCGAGGTCAAGATCGCTCGGTTGTTCACGACGAAGCCGCGCATAGAGCCCTGCGTTTCGGGCTTGCCGACGACAAAGAACTTGTGGTTGCGCATCATTCCCACTTCAGCCTGTCCGCCGGATGCGTGATTGCCCAGAGCTCGCCGTCCACTTGGTAGATCCAGTTATGCGCTTTCCAGCTCCTCCAGATGGAGCGCACAACCTCGCCGCCGTCGAGGGTGATGTAGTCGCTGCGATACTTGCTGAGACGAGCGCGGAACATCTTGCGCTTGCTGCCGAGCAGCTGATCGAACAGCTGGCGCGAAAGCTCGAGCCGATGACGGTACTTCGTTTGCTCGTACATCACTCACCGTCCTCTTGCGCGGGCCCGAGTCGGTTGCGCGAATCGCGGAAAAGCGCCCAGTCGCTCGGCTCAATGCCGTACGACCCGCTGCCGTTCAGTCGCTTGGCTGCGCCGCGCTGGATGATCTGTTGCGCGATCTTGCGCTTGCACGAAATGCACTGCCCGCATTTGCATTGAGACGGGCATCGCTTGCGTAGCTCGGCTGGAGTCGGCGGCCAGTCCATTGTGCGGCACCAGTCGATCACCACGGCCTGCAGCTCGTCGGGCGGGATGTCGTCGAGCAGTACGATCCAAACGCCAGCGGTGTATTCGTTCGTCGGGAACTTCGCGGCGTAGGTTGCAGAGATGAGGGCGAGGCACTGAGAGATGATCTTGCTCTTGTCGGTCATAGTAGGCGCTCCTGCGTTCCGATGATGCCGAGCTTTTCAAAGCTCGATTGAAGGATGTCGAGATTGCGTTGCGAGGCGTTTCGCGGCTGCGCTGCGGCCTGTTGGGCTGGGCGAGCGTCGTCGCGCACCCAGATGCCCTGCCAGTTGTGGATGATGGCTTGCTCGATAGCTCGAGCGTAGCGCGCGGATCCTTCGCGCATCGCCTCGCGGAAGATCTTGGCAGCGCGGATGCCTTGCGGCTCCTTGGCCTTGCTTCCAGCTGTCCGGCAGTGCTTCACCCAGTCCTGCCACGCGAGGGCGAAGGCGGGATCAGCCTTGAGGGTCGCAAACTCCGGCTGCTCGAGGACGGCCTGCCACGTCTCGGCCTTGCGGCGCTTGGCGGGCTTGGCTTCGTCTGCGGGGGCATCCCCCGTAGGGGGAAGAGGGGGTTCTTGTATTTCTCTTCTCTCTTCTCCTCTCCTCTCCTCTTCTGGTTGAACGGGCGTTGAACGAGCGTTGAACGGGCGTTCAACGGGCGTTGCCTCTGCGTTGGACGAGCGTTTGGCGGCGCTTGCCTTTCCCGCCTTGGACGCTGCCTTAGCGGTAACGAGGATGCGCTCTCGTTGGACGGCACATCGAACGTTGAGAAGGCGACCGTCCACGACCTCAAAGCAGGGCTGGATCTCAGGCCAGAGCCGCTGCATCTCGTCGAGGCCGATGCCGAGTACGCGCGCAAGGCGCTCAAGCTCGGTCGGCAGCGACTCGTGCTTCCACTGATACCACAGGGCGCGAAGATACACGGCTTGCCCCGCAAGGCTCATGCAAAGCACGTTCTCGGACTCGTAGAAGTCGGCTCCGAAGAACGGCATGTACCGATCATAAGGGTGGCTCATTACGACCTCCGTCCAAGCGGCATCTGAGCTTGCGCGGGCATCCCAAGGGCGACGCGGCAGCGCACGACCTCGAGCTGGAGCCGCGGGAGCTCCGCGGTGATCCGCTGAATGGTCGGCAGGTCTTGCGCGGCCACGATGGCTTGCTGCGCATCGCCGAAGGCCTTGGTCGCTTGGCGCAAGGCTGCGAGGCGGCGAGCAATCGTGAGCTCGCTTTGGTAGGGCAGGTCTGACATCTCGGCCCGCAGACGCGCGTCGCGCGCGAGCTGCACAGCGGTGTTGCGCTTGCGCTGCTCCTTCGAGAGCTTTCTGGGCGTAGTCACGGCAGCACCTCCAGCGACTTCCAGCCGACCTTCAACAGCACCGGCAGGTCGCGCATCGCCCCGCTGTCCGCGAGGTGCAGAAGGCGGCTGATGCACGCTTGCTCGTCGCTTGCCGAAAGCCGCAGCAGCACGGTGTATGCGCGCCCGACGGCCTCGCCGCGCGAGAGCGTAGCCGTGGCCTCGACGGTCACCTCATCAGGCAGCGCCGTCAGCGGCTGCGATGCCCGTGCCTCGACGTGCAGGCGGAAGCCCTGCGGGAGTTTGTTGGGAACCTGCCAGCCCGCTATGCTGGCCCTAGATCGCTTCGTCATCTCTCACCCTGTGGCGGGGCGATTCCTCGAAGGCTGGCGGACCCCCCGCTGGCCTTCTTCTTTGCCCTGCGGGTGCCTTCGTACGGTCCTGCGAGGCCCTTTTCCAGCCCTGCAACGCTTTCCCAAAGGCGGGAAGTTGGACGAAAAGCGAGAAACAGGTGAACTAAACCTCGAAACGTGCCGTATACACAGTCACAAGCGCAGCACATCGCGGCGCGGTACAACGACAAGGAGATGACCATGATCAACACGACGACCGTATTCCTCGCCCCCGACAGCATCCTCGCCGAGCGGCTCGACGCGCGCGACCTCTACGACGCCGACATCTTCGACGACATTTCGGATTTGCTCGTTGAGAACATCGTCGCGGGCATGGCGGCGCAGGGCTTTTCGGTGAAACCCAAAAGGTTCGGCGACGCCGTGTGGCGCAACCAGTCCTACAACTGCCACATCGCCAACATGGCGAAGGCGTGGGTCGATAGCGGCGATCAGGCCGCGTTCCAGCGCGCGCTTGACGAGGCTTGCGACGACGCGATCGACGCCGCAGCCGATCGCCTCGCTTATTTCCGCAACCTCGCCGACGCGTACGACGAAGGCGGTGTCTCGTGAAGCGCCGCAAGGACGACTCGCCCGTGGCGCTGATCTTTGTCGCGGGATGCTTCTTCTTTGCCATGCACGTGGCGGACCTGCTCGAGCCCTTCGTGGTCGGCATCGTCGAGGCGGTGACAAAGTGAAGTATCAATTCCCCCTGCAACTGACCGTCGAGCTGCCGCTGCGCGACGAAAACTGGTTCCGCCTGTGGCTCGACGACAACCTGACGTACCGCCAGCGCGAGTGGCTTGCGTGGGAAGGCGATTGCGTCCTCGACGAGATCGACTGGCTGGGGATGTTGAAAGAGCAAGGCTACGTGATCGGCCTTGGCGACGGCGAAGAGATCATTCGCCTCGCCAAAAGTGACCGCGAGGTCTACGATCACATTGAACGCTGTGGGATTGAATCCATGTCCTTTTACCTACCTGAGGAGATTGCCAATGAAGTGCTGTGAGTGTGCCAAGAACGACAACTGCCGCGACCTCGCCGTGCCGATGCGTGATGGCGGCGATCTGTTCTACGAGACGATCCGGAACCTGTGCTTCGTTTGCTTCGGCGCGCAGATCCGCTCGGCGGCGATCCGCGAGTCGCGCTTTTCCATCCCTGCGCCGTGCAAGGTCCAGATTCGCGTGCCCGCGATCGTCGGCGGTAATGGCGCGTGGACCACGTTCCAGCTCGCCAGCGAAGGCGTGAACGATGTCGTCAAGACCGATGAGTTCCATGAGCGCATCGGCTGGCTGCAACAAGATTGTGTCGAGCAGCAGATGCCGCTGCCGCGCATCGTGTACCTGCAAGCGTGGGTCGAGCTGCCGATCGAGGTCGAGGTCGAGGCCGAGGAGGTGCAGTCGTGAAGGAGACGTTGAAGCACATGCACGCGCGGGTCATCCGCGGCGGCATGAACGCGCGCAACTGGCGCGTCGAGCACCTCGCCGTGCACTCCGGCTTGCCGAAGAGCACGATCGACGCCATCCTCTACGGGCGTCGCCGGATGAGCGACGAACAGCGAGCGCGGATCAACGCTGCGTTTGGCTGGGACGACGGCTGGCAAGAAGCCGACGAGAACACGATCGAAGACCTTACCAACGACGAGGAGATGACCGATGAAGCTGATCAAAGCCGCGCCGCTCAGTCCTGAGTGGTTCGAATACCGCCGCTCGCGCGTGACGGGCAGCACCGCCGCCGCGATCCTTGGTGTGTCGAATCCCAAGTGGTCGAGCCCGCTGACCGAGTGGGCGCGATTGACGAACAAGGCCGCGCCGCCGAACAAGGTCGAGCCGTGGCACTTGTGGGGCATTCACAGCGAGCCCTTCAACCGCAAGCTGTACGAGCTCGCCACGGGCCGCGGCGTTGAGATGCTCGACGGCATCGTCCAACACGAACGCCTTGACTGGCTGGCGTACACTCCCGACGGACTCATCGTCAGCGCGGACTTGAGCGACCAGCTGCCGCTCGGCGCTGTCTTCGAGATGAAAGCGCCAGCGCCGTGGAAGGCCGAGGCTTGGCAGGAAGCGATCCCGCTGGAGTATCAAGTGCAGGCGCAGATCGGCATGGAAGTGATCGGCGCCGAGGCCGCGAGCTTCAGCGCGCTGATCTGGCCAGGCATCAAGCACTTCGACGTGCTCCGCGACCAGCGTTTCATCGATGCCGCGCTCGAGCGCATCCAGCACTTCTTGGACTACCACGTCGCCCGCGACATCCCGCCGATTGCGCGCGCTGGCGAGGCCGACAAGGCCGTGCTGAAAGAACTGGCCGCTCCGATTGAATGGAGCCTGAGCGGCGAGGTACAAGACACCATGTCGCAGGTCGTCGAGCTCCAGGCTCAGATCAGCGAACTAGAAGAGCAGGTCGGTGACCGTCAGAACCGCTTGGTTCAGATCACCGGCGCCAAGAGTTGGATGGAAGCGAAGACCAAGATCCGAAACGCGCAAAGGAGCGCACAACAATGACTCAGAACTTGCCCGCACCGATTGAACGCACGAAGAGCAACTCCGTGATGATCCGCATGGCCGAGCGTTTCGGCATGGATCGACAGGCCTTCGAGCGCACCCTAATGGCGACCGTCGTGCCTGGCGGAAAGGCGACGCCCGAGCAGGTCGCTGCCGTGCTGCTGGTCGCTGACCAGTACCACCTGAACCCTCTGACGAAGGAGATCTATGCCTTCCCGTCGAAGGGCGGCGGCATCGTGCCGGTCGTCGGCGTGGACGGCTGGATCAAGCTCATGAACGAACACCCTGCTGCCGACGGCGTGCAGCTCGTCGAGAACAACGACGAGAAGGGCGCGCTGGTCAGCGTGACCGCGACTGTGCATCGCAAGGATCGCACGCACCCTATCACGGTCACCGAGTACTACGCAGAGTGCGCGCGCGGCACCGATCCTTGGCGCACGCAGCCGCGGCGGATGTTGCGTCACAAGGCGCTGATCCAAGGGCTGCGCGTCGCTTTCGGCTTCAGCGGCATCTACGAGCCCGACGAAGCCGAGCGCATCGTCGAAGCGCAGCAGCGCGAGCGCGTGATCGAGGCGAGCGCCACGACGCTATCGAGCTTGACCGATACGCTGGAGGCGCAAGCGCAGGTTGAAACCGAAAAGGAGATCCAATGAAGTCGCTATGGTCTGAGCTGAACGAACTCAAAAGGGAAAACGCAGAACTGAAAGACACGATTGAAAAATGTTGGGAGGCTATTTGCGAACCCAATGATGGCGACTCCACCCTTGCCGAACGGATTGATGCGTTGGTGACGCGCTGTGAAGAAATTTCCAACGACGAGTATGTACGTCTGTTCATCTTGCATCACATCGTAAAAAACAATCCCCATACGATGGCAAAACTTCAAGACATCGTTTTCAAAGATGAAAATGATTGTTTTGATGGGTACTATCAGGCAATGATGGAAAGAAAACACGACCGCAATGCGAAGTGACGAACTTTTTGAAGTTGCTCGTCACTTGCGGCTGACGATGCAAGCGCGTGAGAACAAGCTGCGCGGCCTGTGGCTTGGTGCTGGGACTGGGGCCAGCTTTCCAAGCCAAGACAGCGAAGCGGTGCAAGGCGTCTTGCGTTTTCTCGATCAACGCATCGCGGATCTACGCGCAAAGCACGACGCGTTGCTTTCTGCCGACAAGGACGCGCCGATCGAAGCAGACCCTAGGGACGCATGGTGAAAGCAGCACAACATGAAAGCGACCGGCTACTGCCTCCTCGCCCTCATCATCGCCGTGCTATGGTGGGTAGACGAACAGCTGAACGGGCCTGACCCGAAAGACGACGCATGAACATCAACATCCTGATCGTCGGCGGACGGCTGACGCGCGACCCTGAGCTCAAGACTGGCGCGAACGGGCGTCCCGTCTGCCGCTCCTCGATGGCAATCAACCGCAAGCGCAAGGGCGGCGAAGACGAGGTCGTGTTCCTCGACATCACCTGCTTCGACCAGCTGGCCGAGAGCTTTCACCGCTTTCACCGCAAGGGCTCGACGGTGCTGTGCACGGGTCGGTTGTACCAGCACAACTGGAAAGACCAAGATGGCAAGGACCGCGTGCGGTTGACGATGGTCGCAGACTCTTGGGAGTTCTGCGGCGACGCCTACAAGCGCCCACAATCGACGAAACCGCAGGATGACCAGAGCGTCGACTTCTAGCTCAAGCGCGGCGCAGCGCGTGTATCCACACGCGTAGCAGGGCGACGAGGAGCTCGCCGAGGGTGACTTGCCAGAGATCGCCCTCCAAGAGGGCCGATACCCGGGGGGGCGTCGGTCCTCTTGCCTTTTGAAAGCGCAAAGGCTGCAACGTTCAGGCGGTGTTGAGCCCGCCAGACCATTTGCAGCCTTCACTTGAGCTCGCTTCGTTACCAGCGTCGCAAGCTCCTCAACGCCCCCGAGGTAGACTCTCGTGAGCTCGTTTCAGATCATACTAACGCGCCGTCGTAAACGCCAGCCGCAGCGCAAGCACGTCGAGGTAGCAGCTGCGCGAGTTGGTCCCTGCGCTCTTGATGATCGACGCCTGAACCGCGGTCTCGCGCCCCGCCGCCGTCGGGATGTTCGTCGTGTTGGTCGCCCGCAGGGTGAGGTCGTCGGTGCCTTCCTTGAGCCAGAAGGCGACCTCCGAGCTCGTCGCGTTGCCGATGATCTCGACCCGATACCACGTGTCCGCCACGGCTGCGACCGTCGTGTCCGTCGCAGTCTCGGTGCCGTTGGACCGTGTGACCGCTTCAAACTTGCCAGAGTTCGTGCCGTGCGTGTAGCGCACGAAGCAGCCGTCGGTCGGCTCGCCAGCGACCTGCGAGTCTCCGAGGCCGATCCGCAGCGTGTACGTGTCCGTGGCGTCGCTGAGATCCTCAAGCCGAAAGATCGCTCGAGCGCGCCACTCGCCGCCGCCCAGCCTCACAAGCGCAGCCGAGGCCGTGTGCACCGATGCATAGCCGGTGGTCGTCGTGCCCGTCGCAAGAACCGCCACGCCGACGCGATTCTGCTCGCCCGTGTAGCCCGAGTTGGAGACGCTCGCGCCCGTACCCGAGCTCGCCGCGATGAAAGGCTGCGAGCTGGTGCCGATCCCGCCCGTGAAGTCGTCCTCCAGCACCAGCGTCTCAGCGCGGTCGGCTTGCTCGTCGAGCGCCGTGAGCGCGCCGTTGACGGTGATCTCCGCGCTGGCTTGACCGGCGGTGAGCTTCGTAAGACCGAGATAGGTTGTCGTCGCCATGCTTATCGCTCCGAGATCTCAAACGTAGCGTGGATGGTGGTGGCCGAGCTACTGACGCTCTTGTGGAACATCAAAGCGCAAGTGCCAGTCCAGAGTCGCAGACCTGGCGCCTTGTATTCATTTCTGAAGCCGACGTTCACAGTCGAGTTTGCCCAAGACGTGAGCGGGCGAGCAATAATCAGAGACACCGAGCCCGTCACGAGCGACGTGCCAAGTGTGATCGACTGAATGGATCTCACGCCGGTGTCGCCATCAGCAAGCCGAAACCAAACCACGGTGCCGATGACCGGAGTCGGAGGGATCTGATCGCCAGCGACCGCCACCAAGGTTGCGGTGCGAGATCCCGTACCTGCGGAGTTGGTATAGGTGACCGTCGAGTTTGTGATCGCCGCTGCGTTTGTGCTTGCAGCGGTCCAGATCAGGCCAATCATGCAGCCTTCGCCGATCGTCGCGCCGTTGTCGTCACGCGCGGGCAAAGTCGGCGTCGTGATTGCCTGTGCCGTTGTGGTCGTGACCACGATGCCGTTATTCACCCACAGGACATCGAACAGCATCGGAAATGCGGTTGCGGTAACGGCTGAAGTCGCCGCTTCCAAATAGAGCGCGCCGTTCGGCGTCCAAAGCTCCAAGCAGCCGACATCGCCAGCCGCCATTCCGTCAGTCGCCCGACCGTTGATGCCGGACGTGTTAGGCGACCAAGCGCCAGGAAAGCCAGCGTCTTTCCAGTACCCGTACCAGTAAGCCGTGCCTTCTGCCGCCGTTCCAGTCTTGTAGATCGAACGGGGGCGAGCGCCGGTTTGACTCAACGACGCGGGCTCCATCGTTTTTGCGCGGCCCTGCGCATCAAAGCACGTCCAACCTTTGCCGTCGTTGTATTCGGCTCCCTCGTTGCTTTCGAGCGTCGCGCGGAACACCACGTATTCGGTGCCGCTGACATCCTTCTTGATCGTCACGGTCTGCGATGCCGTGTTCTTGTTGCGCAAGCTGATGTGCTTGATCTGTCGCTGCGTCGAAGCCGCAGGAGCTGCCGCGATAGTCGTCGTGGTCGCGCTGGCGACGTTACCGTGCTCCGATCCAGGCGTAGTATCGGTGGACGTCATGTCCACGTAGGAGCACGTCCAGTCGGTCGAACTCGTGGAGCTCGTGCCGAGTTCCAGAGCGTGGGTAGTCGCGGTGAGAAGAATCATAGGCGTAGACTCACAGACTTCCGGACACTTGCCAAGGACACACCACCGCCGCCGCCGCCGCCGGTCGCGGAAAGCGTAGTGCCCGAGAGCGACAGGCCGCTGCCGACGGTGATCGCTTCAGCTGGACCTGAGCCGCTCGTCGAGCCGCGCCCGAGGAGCACACCCTGCGCGGTGTTCGGCACGTCGTTGGTGCGCCCAGGCCCCATGACCAAGATCTCTCCGGTCGAAGCGTGCACGCGAATCACGCGCGCCATGTTCTGCACAAGCACCGTGCTCGTCGTAGGCCGCGTGGCCGTCAATCCGCCGCCGGAAGCGACAAACACCGGCGAGTTGATCGAGTACGCGCTGGTGTCGAGGTTGCGGATCACACCCATCGCGCGCGCCGTTCCATGTGCATTGTTCAGCAGCGTGGCTGTGAGGATGCCGATGGCGGGCATCTTGGCGGAGTTTGCCGCATCCGCAGCCGCGACCTCAACTTCACCGGAAGCGCCGACCGCGCCCGTCACATACACGGGCGTGCCGATCAGCAGCGTGCCGCCCGAGGTGTTTTTCGCCGCAAGGTTGATAACCGTGTCGCTACTGGCGAGGACGATCCAAGCTCCTGCGTCATAGCGCACGCTCTCCGCGAGCTCCTCGTCCCAAGCCTCGAGCCCGTCATACGGAGTGACGTACGCCCACGCGTCACCGACCCAGACCGCGATAAGGTTGTCCTTCCCAACCCAGCCTTTAATTGCAGGAACTGCGACAATGTACCGATCTCCAAAGGCGGGCAATCGCGGCGGCGAGGTTACCGAGCGCGACTTAACCGACAAGCCCGAGACGATGTTCAGCGCAGCGGCGAGAGTCGCCGGCGAAAGGTTCTGCGCGCCTGAGTAGTCTCCGTCAAGGTTTCCAACGCTGACTGTGTAGGTCATACGACCGCCGTTCTAGCGTTTCCGCCGTGCACAAGGTCGCCAAGCTGCCGCAACGTGACGTAGACCTTCTGGCCTAGCGTCAGCCCGTCGGCGGTCTGCTGCCCTGCCGAGTAGTGCACCGATGGTTGCGCCACGACGAACGTGCGGATCGCCTCGCCAGTCGTCGCGTTGTTTACCGTGAGCTCGTAACGCTCAAAGGGCTCAGAGATCGGGATCGCTTGCGTCGAAAGCAATCGGACGTTCGCGCGCGAAACGCGGGTCCATTCGATTGTCAGGTTGTTCGACACGTCGCGCGTGCCCTTGATGTGATCCGGCGCAAAGCACGTGCTGCTGGCACCCGAGCACGTGAACTGGAACGTCTCCGCTTCAGGCAGGCGCATTCCAGGCGTCAGCATCTTGTAGGAGCGCGACATCCCAACTGCCGCCGCCTCTAGCTCGACGAACTCCAAGCCTTTACCCGTGAGCAGGATGAAGGGCTCGTCCGCGACGTGCTGCTCCATCTGCGAGCCCGTATCGCGCAATCCGCGCAACAGGCCTGAGAGGCGATAGGTGTTCGTCCCGATCAGCGTGGCTGTGCGGAAGCCGATGATCTCGCGCGCGACCATCGCTCGGTTGCGTCCGTTCAGGCACGCAAGCTCGGTAACGCTTTCCAGCTCTCCAGAGGTGAGCTCTACGTCCAGCGTGTTGATCTCATCCCAGACACCGATGACGGCATCGCCAAGCGTCGTCGTGCATCGACCCATCACAGAATCGACATGGATGCGCGAGATCGGGCGCCACTCTTCCTCGTTCTCATCGACAGCCTGATACAGCATCGCGGCGGGAAAGCGCGTCGAGCGCGACTCAGAGCACGCCGCGAGATAGAAGCCAACCTTGTTGCGGTGCTCGTCGCGGAGTGGCGCGATGTCCAAAAGGCTGAAACTGATCGGCGTGTTGCCAAACGTCCCAGGATCTTGCCCGAGAGCCGCAAAGCCAGGCGTGAGCGGCGTGTACGTGCTCACGGCGAGATCAAAAATGCTCGACTGCTCAATGATGCCCATGACCTCGAGGACGCCAGTCGGTCCTCGCGTCACGCCCATTACGAGGATCTCGCGCGTGCGACCGTTCACGGGCACCGAGATGCGCACGCCTTCGTAGACCGAATCGACGTACGAAAGCGGCAGCGTCAGCTCAACCTGTCGACGGTTCACGGGCGCGAGAAGCGCGGTGTGCATGGCGACGGCTTGCGCGTCCTCGTCCTCCATCTGAAGGAGCGATAGGTCGATGCGCTGCGTCGTGCGCGGAGCCTCGGCGCGGCGGTTGTATTGCGCCACGCTCACCGTGTAGTCGCGCAGCTGCTGCCGATACGTGACCACGATGCAGTCCGCAGGTTCGTCGCCGAGGTCCGCGAACGTCACAGGCCGGATTGTCTCTGCGCCGATTTCGCGCGCGCTCAAGTCCTGCGCATCGACCGTCGCCGTCGGCACGTCCTTGCGATACGAGAAGCGCAGCACGCCGTCCTTCTCGCTCGTCACCAGCTCGTATCCTATGAGCACCGGAGCGATTCGGTCGCGGGCGTCGCTGGGTCCGCGCATCGGGAGGCCGAGCAGGGTGTTCGTGATCGCGTCGGCCTCGAACTCTTCGTCGCCAAGGCCTGCATCGCGGCACACCTGCCCGATGTAATCCTTCACCTCGGCGGTGCTGCTCTGCACGATGTCGGCCTCGAACTGCGGCAGCGTGTTGCCGTAGTCGAAGAGCTGCAAGCCCTTGAACGTGACAACGATTTTCCCGCGATAAGCGGGCACGGGATTCGGCGCGCGAAGGCTGGCGAAGAGTTCATCCACCGGAGCATCTTCCGCACCGAGCAATCCGCTGACGCCGCCGCGGTGGAAGTTTGGAGCCTCGGCCATCTTTTTAGGCGAGAAGCTAGGGTTGTTTTGAAACAAGGTGACCGTCGTGCCGCTACTGAACGCAGCAAACGGCGCGCTCGCACCCGTGCCTCTCACTTTGCAGAAGGTCGTGCTATCAGCGTTCGTGCCAG